ATGCGTAGTGCACTACCGGAATATATGCGTAGTGCACTACAAAAGTCTGCGGCTTGATAATGCTTGTTGCTGAGAGCCGTATGGTTATGGGGAAAGCTCATGTTTTTCATGTGGGAAGTTTGAGTTCAAAATTTAAGGGAAGGCAGAGTTGAAAACTTCCGCCGAGGGATGTATAATCTCCTTGTAAAATTTGATGTTGCATATCTATATTTTACGCCTGTTGCCAAGGATTTTTAAGTCCTTGGCAACATTTTTTGCAAACTAAAAGGGGCTGCTACACGTTGTTGATACGTGCAACAGCCCCTTTCTATTGGAGGTGAAGCGATGACAGCAGTACACTGCGACAATGACAGATGCAAGCACAACGAAGACAGACTATGCACGCACGCGGACATGTACTACGTCGGGCGGCGCTGCCGGAGCGAGCGGCACATGACCTATATCGACCTCATGCGTGGACGTGAGCCGTGCCCTCACAAAAAGCGTGATCTGTAGTGCCTGCAGAGGACATTTCCGCGGAGGGTATCAAAAATCCTCGGGAAAATACTTTGATATGTACGCCATGTAAAGACAAAGGAGTAAATGCTATGATGATTTCAATTGCTGGCGGACTCGTATTTATTGGAGTCTTGGCATTTGTATATCTCGAAGTTCAAGAAAAAGCACGTTTTGCCGCAATAGCCTCTTTCCTAGTATGCGCTGTATTGGGGGTAGGAGTCCTCTTTGGCTATCCGAATTACCGCGTATGGGAGCAGGGGAAGCAGGGCGAGGCAGCACTGGCAAAAGCAACGCAAGACAGACAGATTAAAGTGCAGGAAGCCGAAGCAGAAATGGAGGCCGCGAGCAAGCAGGCTGAGGCAAATAAACTGTTAGGCGAGAGTATCCGCGCGTATCCTGAGGCGATGGAACAGAAATGGGTGGAGGCAATCGCCAACACACAGAATCAGGTCATCTACCTGCCGACAGAAGCATCCGTCCCGATTACGGAGTCCGGACGGATGGCGCTGAAAAAGCAGCAGGAAGCGTCCGGGAAGGACAAATAAATATAGCCTCCTTTCATCTTGAAAAATAGTTGACAAAATCGAGATTACATGCTATACTATATTCAAGAAATGAGGAAAGGAGGAAGCAGATGTGAGCTGTCAATCAGTGCTAGATGCACTAGAAAAGGTTGCCGTCATTCTCGCCAGCATCGCGACCATCGCAAAAGTCCTGCATGACTGGAAGAAGTAAGCAACCTTGATAAGGAAAGGGAGGGGCGGGAGCCCTTCCTGAAATTCCTTGTCTTGATTATATCACATCTGAAATGCTATGAAGAAGATTTCTTATCTCATCCTGTTTTGCACGGCGGCTTCCCTTGCGATCCTGTCTCATACAGACTGGGGAAATGCAAGCGTCCTTGATTACGCTGTCCTTGGCACTCTAGCGCTCATGTGGGCAGTGTGGCTCTATGGGAGGTTTCGTCGTGAGTAAAACACAGGAGAGGCATCCGAACTGGGGAGGAGCGCGAGAGGGAGCGGGGCGGCCGCTCACATCGCCAGAGGGCGTGCCGAGAAAGCAACATCAGCTACGCGCGTCTGAAAGCGAATGGGAACTGATTCGCGCATTCGCGTCCATCGTCAAGAAGGACAGAGAACGCGCAGAACGTATGATGAAAACAGAATAACGGAGAAGGTCACTGCGAGAGCGGTGGCCTTTTCTAGTGGGAATTTTTAGGGAGTGTGGTGAACATGTGAGATGCGCGAGAAAAGGAAGAGACAGCTGACGCCGAGGCAGCTAAGATTCATTGATGCATATATCCGCCTAGGGGATGCGACGAAAGCTGCCCGCGAGGCTGGGTATAGCCGGAAATACATCGATACGAATGCGCGGAAAATACTAGAAAATACTAGAGTTTTCGAGGAATATCAGCGGCGCTTGCAAGCACTTCAAAAAGAGCAGATTGCAAGCGAGGATGAAATATTGCGGTTTCATACGGGAGTCATGCGTGGCGATGTGATGGAAGAGGTCATAAACCCGGTTACCGGCGCGCACGAAGGACTCCCCGCAGGGCTCAATATCCGGCAAAAGTCGGCGGACGCGCTTCTAAAGCACATGCAGCACGTCCCTGCGAAGCTCCTGACAGAGGAACAGAAGCTCCGCAATGAGAAGCTGGCGGCAGAAATCGAGCGGGTGAAGGCCGATAGCGGGGCGGCCTATGATGATGTTCAGATCATTGACGACTTGGAGGTGAACGTGGATGAAGACGGTACGGCTAAGTAATGTGGTAGCGCCGCATTTCCACGCGCTGCACCGCGATATCAAGCGCCATGGCCATACATACTACTGGCTGGAGGGCGGCCGCGGCTCGACGAAGTCGTCAGAGATAAGCCTCGAGATTCCGCAGCTCCTCATTAAGAACCCGGACTGCCATGCTGTCGTCCTGCGCAAGGTCGGCAACACCATCAAGACAAGTGTTTACCCGCAGATGCAGTGGGGTATCGATGCGCTGGGGCTCACGAGCAAATTCCGCTTCAAGACAAGCCCGCATGAGATTACCTATCGGAAGACCGGCCAGAAAATCCTCTTTTTCGGCGTTGACGATCCGCAGAAGATCAAGTCCATCAAGCTGCCTTTTGGCTACGTCGGCGTTGTGTGGTTCGAGGAGCTTGACCAGTTTGGCGGCATGGAGGAAATACGAAACCTCAATCAGTCGCTATTGCGCGGCGGTCCTAGATATTGGGAGTTCTGCTCCTTCAACCCGCCCAAAAGTCAGAACAACTGGGTGAATGAGGAAAAGCTCTTTGATGATCCCGACAGGTTCGTGCATCACTCCACCTATCTCGGCGTGCCGCGGGAATGGCTCGGCGAAAGGTTCTTTGACGATGCGGAAAAGCTCAAGGAGAAGAACGAACGCGCCTATGAGCATGAGTACCTCGGCAAGGTCACGGGCACGGGTGGGGCTGTGTTTGAGAACGTCAGCGACATGCGGATGAGCGATGAACTCATTGGAAATTTTGACCGCCTTTACTTCGGTCTTGACTTCGGCTTTGCTGTGGATCCGCTGGCATTTGTCGCCTGCCACTACGACGCGAAGCATGAGGACGTCTACATCTTCGACGAAATCTATCAGCAGAAATTACTCAACAAGCAGGCAGCAGAGAAAATTGCTGCCAAGGCAGGAAGGCATCGTATCCTCGCCGATTCCGCAGAACCGAAGTCGATTGCCGAGATGCAGAGCTACGGCTTGCGCATCAGCGGGGCAAAGAAAGGCCCTGACAGCGTAGAGCATGGCATCAAGTGGCTGCAGGACCGGGGGCACATCTATATAGACAAGCGGAGGGCACCGAATACCTACCGCGAGTTCATCACCTACGAATACGAAAAGAACCGTCAGGGGCAGTTCGTGAGCGCCTACCCGGACAAAGATAATCACGCAATCGACAGCCTGCGCTATAGCCTGTCTGAGGTCATGCGCTTGCACAATATCAGCCGATTCAGCAAAGGAGCATTCGGGCTATGAAGATTTTCACGACAAAAACAGAATTGTCCCTGCAGGACATCGCCACGATATGCCTCCGGCACGACACGGCGAAATCGCGGGAGCTGCACCTCAAGCGCTACTACCGCGGCGATCACGACATCCTGCGCAAACGACAGCGGTCGAACAATGCGCCGAACAACAAGATCGTCGCGAACTACTGCGGGTACATCATCGACATGAGCACGGGATTCTTCATGGGCAAGCCGGTAGCCTACTCGTCCATTTCCGAGAATCAGGACGAGCTCGACGCGCTGCAAGACGTGCTGAGCTACAACGACGAGGCCGCGCATAATCTCCGGCTCGCGGAGGAGGCAGCCATCACAGGCGCCGCCTATGAGCTTCTCTACATGGATGCTGACGCGAAAATCCGTTTCCAGGTGGTGCCATCCGAGGAGGTCATTCTCGTCTGCGAGGCGTCCTTGGAGGAAAATGTGATCTGCGCCATCCGGCATTTCCGTGTTTACAATCTCGATGGCGTGACCTATCAGGAGTACGTCGATGTCTACGACAAGCGCGACGTGACAAGCTACGCCTACGACAGCGGCACGCTGCGCGTGATCGCGGACGCCCGCCCGCACTATTTCGACGATGTTCCCGTCGTGGAGTATGAGAATAACAAAGAGCGCCGCGGCGACTTCGAGAGCGTCATCACGCTCGTCGATGCCTACAACAAAGCGCAGTCCCTGACGCTCGACGATATGGAGGACTTCACGGACGCCTACCTCGTGCTCAAGGGCATGGGAGGCACGACAGGCGACGACATCGCCGAACTGCGGCGCAACAAGGTTCTTTCTCTCGATGAGGGCGGCGGCGCGGAATGGCTCATCAAGAACCTCAACGACACCTATATCGAAAACATCAAGACACGCCTGCAGAAGGACATCCACAAGTTCTCCAGCGTGCCGGATATGAGCGATGAGGCCTTCGCAGGCAATGCGACCGGCGTCGCCATCAAGTACAAGCTCATCGGCCTCGAACAGGTACGGAGCCGCAAGGAACGCGGCTTTAAGCAGGGGCTGCAGCGCCGCATCGAGCTCATCGCGGGGATGCTCAAGCTCAAGAGCGCGGCAGACATCGATTTCCGCGACATCGAGATCACCTTCACGGCGAACCTGCCGTCGAACGATGCGGAGCAGGCGCAGATCGTCAAAGAGCTCTACGGCCTCGTCTCGCAGAAGCGCCTCCTCTCCCTGCTGCCGTTCGTCACGGATCCGGCCGAGGAAATGGAGGAGCTGCAGAAAGAGCAGGAGGGCATGACAGGCGGTGAGGCAAGTGACGAACGAGGAATACTGGGCGAAGCGGAACACGGAGCTGGAAGCAGCATGGCACGGGAAAAGCCGACGGGAGATTGAGAAAGAGCTGCTTGACCTCTACGCGCGTTCCCTGCACCACATCGAGAGCGACATCCGCGTGCTCTATGCACGGTTTGCAAACGACAACGGCCTTGACATGGTCGAAGCGCAGCGCCTCCTCATGGGGCAGGAATACCGGACATGGCGTATGGACATCGAGGACTACATCAAAGAAATCCAGGCGAACGGCGACAACGAGCTCCTGCGCGAGCTGAACACGCTGGCCATGCGCAGCCGCATCACACGGCTTGACAAGCTCTACGCGGACACGCTCGTCGAGATTGGCAAGCTCTCAAAAGACGTGCGGGCTGCCATGGACAAGTTCCTGCCGTCGGCCTATAAGGATTTCTACTATCATGACCTCTATGACATCGGCCAGAAACGCGGGCTCATCCATCCGGTCAGCCGCGTCGATGCGGGGGCGCTGGAGAACGTGATCCGGACGCCTTGGAGCGGGAAGAACTACTCCGCCCGCATCTGGAAGAATGGCGAGAAGCTGGCTGAGACAATACAGCGGACAGTCACCGCAGGGATGCACCGCGGCTGTTCCGCTGACGAGCTCGCTCGCTACGTCAAGCAGCGCATGAACGTCGGCTACTCGCAGGCCGTCCGGCTCGTCCGCACGGAGCTGAACTACGTAGAAAACCGCGCCATCGTCGACGGCATTAAGGAAAGCGGCATGAAATACTACCGCTTCGTTGCAACGCTTGACCGGCGCACCTCGGCGGCCTGCCGCGACCATGACGGGCACATCTATCCCGTTGATGACTACAGCCCCGGCACCAACGCGCCGCCGCTGCATCCGCACTGCCGCTCGACCATAGTCGGCAGTCTCAAGGGTGACAGCAAGCCAAGGGGAGAGCGGGCGGCGAGGGATGAGAGCGGGAAGTATATCCGCGTGCCTGCTGACATGAGCTACGAGGAATGGAAGAAGGTCTACGTAGACAAGAAAATCACGCTGAGAGAGTGGAAGGTGGCCAATGGAAATGATATAATAAAAATAGAAGGAGAGCGCCCCGCAAAGGAGCAAGATTGCCTAAAGATATTTTCATGGAGCAGTCCGCAAAGGAGATCGGATGCGGAAAAGCTGGCAGCGGTCAACCCAAATTACAGCAATGGAAGGCAATGGCAAATAAATTGTCAAAGGTGTGTTGTTGCGGAGGAGCTACAATACAGAGGGTATAATGTCACAGCAAAGCCATATAATGCGAACGACGCCATAAAGGATAGCGGGATAGCTTCATGGAAATTCAAAACCAATAAATGGTATCAAGATCCAGATGTAAAAGTTTTGCCAAGAAATAAAACTCTATTCAAAAGGGAAGTAGCCGGATTATTCGCGAAATGGGGAGACGGCTCAAGAGCAATAATTCGAGTTCAATGGTTGAAAAAATACGGAGGATGCGGGCACTTCTTCTTCGCTCGTAATGTTGAAGGCCGTATAGTATATACAGATCCGCAGATAAACACTATCCGTGACATTGATGCCACTCTGAGTAAATGCACAACCCAAAAGGGCATGCTTTGGATTATGCGTGTCGATAATAGAGAACTGTCTGATGTCGTATCAGACGCTGTTGAAGATATGGGGGTGTAGGATATGGCGAACAAACCTCATGAGGCTCGAAAAATGACAGACAATGAATTGTGGGACAGTCTTTATAAGAAATATGGGAGAGATTTTGATCCCAAGGCGCTCCCGGAAGATGACCCACTTGTCATGGAATTTTGGGATAGAGTATCGCGTGGTTTTTCCCTATAAGACCCGCGAAAAGAAGGACGGGGCGACGCGTATGGCGAACTTCAAGCTAATTTATCAGATCTTGTCGTTGCTCGATAAATACCTCGACTACGACGAGCCGGATTGGAGCAAGCTTTCTGCTGAGAACTTCAAGGTGTCGGAAAGGCGCTTCGTCTCCATCATGATTATGCTTTGCAAAGCCGGGTATATCGACGGCATAGACATCATCCACCTAGGCGGCAATGAGTGCGATCTGAGGTATATCGACCCATCGAT